ATTGGCCGGCCTGATTGAGCGACGCAGCATTTGCTAAGTCGGCCGTGTTGTAGGCGCCAGCGGTGAACTGCGCGGCCTGATCGGTCGCAGCCTGATTGGCGAGCGTCTGGGCGTTGAGCGAGCCCGCGTTGAATTGGCCGGCCTGATTGAGCGACGCGGCATTTGCCAGCGATGCGGTGTTCGCCGCGCCCGCGCCGAATTGCGCGGCAGTATTGCCGGCTGCCTGATTCGCCAGATCGATCGCCTGGATATTCGAGACATTGTACTGCGAATTTTGCTGCGCCTGAGCTGCGTTCGACGCGAGGGCCTGGTTCTGCGCAGCCTGATTCGCGAGGTTGACCCCCTGGGTGAGTCCCGCCTGCGCGGTGTTGTACGCCTGCGATTGTCCACGCGCGGTACCGAGCACATTGCCGAGCGCCTGTTGCGCGCTGAGCGTCTCGTTTGCGCGCTGGATCCCCATCTGCTGATCGAGCGAAGCCTGCTGCGCGAGCGCGCCGTTGCCGGCCTGCTGCTGCGCGAGGGCGGCGTTCGTGTTGCCCCGCTGCGAGCCGAGGACGGCGAGCTGCGCAGCGATGCCCTGCTGTGTGCCCTGCGCCAGCTGCAGATCTGCCGGCGATACCCCACCGCCTGCGGCCTGCGTCCCGAGGATGTTCGCCAGGGCCTGCTGCTGCGCCATAAATTGCGCGTCGCCCGCTGTCGAGATCCCCGTCTGTCCGGCGTTCTGCGCCGCGTAGCCGTATCCCTGCGCAGCAGGCGTCTGCGACGCGAGCGCCGCGGAGTACCCCTGCGCCGCTGCCTGCGCGGCCTGGTACTGCGCCGCGGTGCCCTGCGCCGCGGAGTACCCCTGCGCCGCTGCCTGCGCGGCCTGGTACTGCGCCGCGGTGCCCTGCGCCGCGGAGTACCCCTGCGCCGCTGCCTGCGCGGCCTGGTACTGCGCCGCGGCCCCCGTCGCCGCCGTACCCTGCGCCGCCGTACCCTGCGCCGCGGTGGCCTGCGGAGCATTGAGCCCGTAGTTCTGCAGCGACGTATTCGCTGCGTCATTCTGCAGCCCCGAATAGATGTCGTTGAGACCATAATTGCTCGCGGCGCCCTGGGTCGGGTCGCCCGTGATCGCCGCGTCATTGATCGGGTATGGCGATGCGACAAATTGCCCGGTGCCGTTCCACTCCGGGCTCCCGACCGTGAGCCCGAGTCCGCTCGTCGATCCCGACACCGACGCGGCCGGAGCGGCCGGAGCGGCCGCTGACGCCGCGGTCTGCGGCGGGGCGATCCCCGTATTGGCCTGCCCCGCCGGATTGTTGGTTGCGGACGGATCTGGATCTGCGGATGTGTCCTCGTACGCCTGGCTGCCGTCTGCTTTCGTGACCCATGCCCATGCCATCACGGACCTCCGAGGCCAAATTGTTGCGTCGCCGGCAGCTTGTTGCCGCCGCCTTTGATCCCGACCACGAGAGCGAGAGCGGAAAGAGAAAACCCTTCGTTGCCAGGGCTCGACTGCGAGTCGGAGATCGAGATCTGGATCGCCTGACACTTGCGCAAAATGTCAAATCGAAATTGATAGGTCGAAGCTCCGGGCGCTGAGTCTCCGAACGGAGAACCGGCGCCGAACGGCGAACTCGCGCCGAACGTCGACAGCCCAAGCGCCGTGTCGCTCGGCACCGCTGCGTACGCGCTCGGAGAGCCGGCGTAATCGAACGCCGCCGCGAACTGTAGCGTATGCGTACCCTTGTACTGGCCCAACAAAAACGCGTGGTAAACGCGCTGGAACCCCTGCAGCGCAGAGAGATTCAGCCATCCGGTCGTGAGCGAAAACGGGATCGGAACGCCATTGTCGGAGAACGTCGACGGCGTCTGGATGTATATGGTGCCGTTCGGGTTCGCGTACGCGTACAGCGACGAATTGCCGAGGTACACGCATGACGCGACGGCCGAGTGATTGGTGAACGTACTCCACTGATCGTAGAGGTAATCGTAGACGACGGCCGTGCCGGCCGCGGTCGTGAAGATAAGCCACTGATTGGGTAGGACCGTCGCGCTCGAGATGCTGAGCCCTGAGGTGATCGCCTCGACGGGGGCCCCGACATAGATCACGTTGAGACCGCGATCGATCTGGTAGATGCCGCCATTCGGCGACTGAAAAAACAGCCCGACCGCAGTAAGGGCGATCGAGCTCGGCGACGCGCACCCGATCCCGTTGCTTGGGATTTGTGTCGGGGGCCCCAGGTCGGAGTTTGCCCCCGTCGCGTCCGGTCCCTGTCCGGTGAGGAAAAATACCGCGTTGCGCTTGAAAATTACCAGCTCCGAATCCATACGGGCGATCGCCGTGATCGGGCCCCCGTCAGGGTCGAGCTGGTACGTCAGCAGCGCCGAGAACTGCGCGGGGGAACCGGGGATCGTCTGCTGCGAGAACCAGAGCTGCGCGGTGTTGTCGAGGCCACCGATCCACAGACGATTCGCGAACGTGGCGATCAGCGTGCACGCGGGCGGCGCGGAGTTCTCGAGCACCGGGTTGACTCCGAGCGTGAGCGGCTGCGTGTACAGTGCACTGTTCCCCGTGATGCTGGTATCGGGGAGCGTATCGACGAAGGTCAGTGTGTCGACGGACGGATTATTGATCAGTGGCGCGCTCACGCTCGACACGCGGTAGAACACCGTGCCGGCCGCGGTCGTGCGATACACGACGATCCGAACGTTCGCCTTTTTTGTCAGCCGGAGCGTCGGGATAACAATCGAAACGCTACCGGTGGGGCCCGTGACGACTACGGCCGCGCCCACGTACGGGTAGCCGAGCTCCTGCGCACCGGTGTTGTCGACCCACTCATATTGGATCGCGTAAAAGTAGGTCCCGCTGAGGATCGTGCCGCCCGTAGTGCTCGGCGTAGCGACCCAACCCTCAGGGTAGAGGTGGAACCCTACCTCGGTGTACTGCGCGCCGTCGTAGCGCTGCAGGATCCCACCCACCGTGTAGAGCTCTCCGCCGAGCGACGTCGACAAGAACCCGCTTGAGTCGGCGAAATCGATCTGCGTGGAGCCCACGCCAAGCAGGCTCTGGATGCCCCCAGCGGTCGTGCTCACGATCCCCTTGACCAAATTCGCGTAAACGAAAATGCCCGGCGAAACCTGCTGGCACTCGGGCAAAATGTAATCGCTCAGAAATCCGCCGCCGATTCCCGCATTCGCTTTTGCGACGACGTTCCCGCCGGGGTCGAGAGTAAAATAAGTCGGCTGCTGCGTCGACGAAAACGAGACATTGCAGTATACGGCGCCGCCGTACAAAAACGGCTTGGACGCGAGCCCGCAGCTTCTGGCGTACAGCGATTGAGCGGACGGAGCGCCGCCCACCAGGTATGTCGCGGTCAAAATAAAATTACCCGTCACACCGCCGAAGCAGTCGCAAAACAGCGTCGCAACGCCGCTCGGGCTCCCGATGGCCGCGAGCGAGGTGGGCGGGTTCGCGGCAGAAAACGTGAACGCGACCTGTGCCCCGCTCACGCCCCCGCCCGGAGTCACGAACACCACCGAGGCAGTCGTCGACGTCGAGCCGTAGAGCAGGACGAGATCGCCCGTCAGCGGGTCGACCGCCGTCCCGAATGCGCTCGTCGGAAAAAAAGTGGACGCGACGAACGTCGACCGCGACACAAGTACCGGCGCGACCGAGAGCGTTACGACGATAATGGCCTGCGCCGACGACCCTCCCCCGGTGGTCGTGTTGATGACCGTCGCGTAGAGGGTCGCTCCGGACAGTGCGATGTCATAAGAAAAAAGATTGCTGCTGAAAATGGCGGAAACGACCGGAGAATAACCAAGATTCTGGGCTGGCGCCGCGGCGGAGATCGTCACGACGCATAGGCCGAGTAATGGGTCCGCAAAGAAAATCGCCACGAGCCCCTGCGACTGCAGCGGGATGCATTTCGGTTTCGTGTGGGTCGCGAGCGCGCCCGCATAGAGCGGCTGATCGGCGAGGACGATCGCGCCGGTCGCCGCGTCGAGGACCGAGTATCGGATACCCCCGCGCGAATCCTCCCACGCAAATACGTCGATCCCCCCGGTCGACGTGGTCACGCGCGCGTGATCCGGCGCGAGCTGCTGAGAGGTGTTGCGCACGATCGAGCGGTTGGTCTGCACGACGCTGACGAGCGAGCCCTTAGTCGCCCACGCGTTGTCCGCCTGGATGTACGAGTAGGCTTTAGCCCCATCGAACAGGAGCAACTCGCTATTGTAGGCCTGGATCGATTTGCACGCGGCGATCGGCGTCCCGCCATTGATCAGATTTTGGCCGAGCGCCGAGTAGCCCCATCGCCGATTGATCGCCCCGGTATTTTTTACGATCCCATTTTGCAGCGACGCAAGCTTGCTCGGAGGCAGCTGCTTGACGTCACTTTTTGTGTCGATCCCGGCGCGGAACGGGACCGATACGAGCTGCTTTTGCGGGCCCATCATTCTTCCCAGTAGAGAGTGATTTGCCCGCTCCCGCCGTTGCCCCCCCCCGCGCCTGCGCCGCCCGCCGTCGTGCCGCCACCGCCTGCGCCGCCACCACCACCACCACCACCGCTGTTCGCCGCGGCCGAGACTCCTGCGGTGCCTGCGGAGCCAGTAGCCGCTGTGCCCGCGCCACCCGCGCCACCCGCTCCCCCGCTGCCATATCCGCCACCGCCACCGCCACCACCGCCGCATCCCCCGAAGTCGGTAGCGGTCGCGCCGAGCGCTCCGCCATTGCCGCCCTGGCCGAATCCGGCATCAGAGTCGTTGCCGATCAGCCCAGCGAGCCCGCTCGCGCCATTGCTCGGGAAATAGGACGCGCCGCCTCGGCCGGGCTCCCCCGGCGCGATCGGATTCGCGCTCGTATTGCCGACGATCGCCCCGACGTCGACGACGTTCGCGCCCTGCCTCGACGTGGGCGCGCCTCCGGCTGATACGGCAGTTGTGGCCGCGACGCCGAGCACACCCGGCGCGCCGCCAGAGCCGGGCGCCCACGTGCCACGCGTGCCAGACGTCGACCCGCTTAGGTTCGACGCGGTGCCGACGGTGCCGACGGTAGCGACCGCGCCGCCCGCGCCGCCGCCCCCCACCGTGGCCGTGATAACTTCTCCCGGCACGACGGTGAATTTGATTCTACGCCGTTGCGGCGCACCGCCCCCACCACCGCCCGTCGAGGCGAACGTGGTGCCTGCAGTGGGCCCTGCAGCGCCGCCTCCGCCGCCTCCGCCGCCTCCGCAACCCTCGGCCTCCATCAGGACGACGCCAGCCGGCACGGTGAGTGTGCCGCCGGCCAAAAAAACCTTACTCGCCGGTCGGGCCATCACTGCACCTCGCGCGCCGTTGGGTGGTTCATGCGCCGCCCCCAAACCAGTCCGTGCCATTCGACTTCAGCGAAAAAACGCCCCACGGAGCGGACAATACTTTGCTGGTCGACAGCCCAGCTATCTTCGCCCCGCCGACGCCTTGCACGGTCAAATTCGCCGTCCCGAAATTCCCCTTGGCGTCGATGATCGCGAGCTGACGACCAACGGTCGCAGTCGGCAGCGTAACGGTGAACGCCCCGCCTGTGGTGTCGCAGTAGAGATCGTAATCGGGCGTGATCGAGTCGACCGTATACGTCGTAGTGACGGCGCGGGTCGTGCCGACCACTGGCCCGGTGAGAGCTGACGCGCTCTTGACCGTGTGATTGGCCGTGAGCTGGATCTGCGCGCCGCTCGAGTCGTTGTACCACAGGTCGCCGGTAGGCCCCTCGTAGATGCATCCGATATCGGTACCGAGCGACGGGTTCGCGGCCTGCAGGACGAGACGGACGGTGCGGAGCAGCGTCGCGTTGTTGGTCGAGCCGAAGGGTAGATCGGCATTGATGTTGAGGCCGCTCGGAGTGATCGCGATCCCCTTGCCACTCGCGTGCGTGTGTTGATCGATCGTCGTGTACAGCGCCGTCTGAAGCTCAGACGCCCACGCCGGCCCGAGCTCGCTCGACGCGATCGGGACGACGATATTCATGTTCGGCGAGGTTTGCGTGGCCATGATGATCAGAGCACCAAAAAATCGCAGGTACATGGCGCCGTCGCGCTGACTACGAGCAACTTCGTTGCGTCTGGCGACGCCGCTTCGGTGACCGTGCACGCGGCGGAAAATCGCCCAGTAAAAAAGCTCTGGTACGCGTGACCGAGGCCATGGGAGATCGTGTTCGTCCCGACCACGAGAGCGATGCGCGGCAACAGCTTCGCTCCCACGATCGGCTGCGCGGCGATACTCGTGATCGCCTTCGACACCCCAGACTGGATGCGATTGATCGTCTCATCCTTGTGGTAGATCGGCTTGTATGTATTGACGACGGGCATCACCAGCACCCGCCCGAATCGCTGCCCCATCCTCCGCCGGCGATACCGCCAGCGCCCCATCCGCCCCACGGGTTGCGCACGCGGGCCATATCGGTGATCGCGCGCGGCTGCGAGATGTCGCGCGGTACGCCCTCAGCGAGGATGCGCGCCTTGATCTCCTTTTTTTGCGAAAGCAAAATCTGTGCAGTGTCCAGCGATTCCTCTTTGATGCAGGCCTTGGCCGCGACGTCGAGCACCACGTATTCGTCCCAGCCATTGATCGTCAGCCAGAAGGCATCGATCGTGTCGGTCGGATTGACCAGCGTGGGCAACCGCGGCACGTACCACAGAACGTAGCTCGACCCCGCAACGCTCGGCGGAAGCACCTCGATGATGTTGCCCATCAGGTTCCATCGCGACGGGATTGCGCCGTAGACGGGTACGACCGTCGGGAAAGTGTAGAGATTCCGCTCGGCGAACGATTCGAGCCGGGGAATCGTGACGTACGGGGTCGGCGACCCGCCGATCTGCAACCAGAACGCGCGTGGGAAAAGGAAATCCGGCACGGCCGTGTTCGGGCCGACCGAAAATTGATTTTGTCCCTGCGCGCCGCCCACCAGCGTGACCGGATAGGACTTGACGTTATAGTCCTCGTTCGTCGCGCAGATGGCACCATAGAGCTCCTGGGCGCTCGCGTTGGCGTACTGGTACCACTCGGCCGTTGTGATCGTGGTCGCATTGACCCGATCGCAGCGCTGCTGCGCGGAGAGCACGAGGTCGGAGAGCGACGTCATGACCAGATGAGCTCGATCGTTTCGATCGCGGCGGAGGTGATCCCAATCGAGGCGACCGCGCCGGCCGCGTTGAACGGCAAGACCGTGCTGCCCGATTGGGCCAGGGGAAACCCGGTGTCGCCGGTCACACCCTTGAGGATCTTGCTGTTCACGCTGCCGGGCGGCGGAACAATCGTTACGCCCAGCGCCGCGGCGGGCACCGGAATCGTGTTGAACCCAACGGCCAGCCCGAAGCTGCCCGGGGGCGCTCCGCCGGTGTTGACCGTCGCCACGGTGTAAAACGGCGCGCCGGCAAACCCGTCACCCGACAGCGTGACGGCCACGGTCGTGGTGACGGTTTTGCTCATTTGCGGTGGTGGTCCTTCGGCACTGCGATCGCCAAGATCCCGTGGCCCTCGTCGCCGTCTGGCTCCTCGTGTTCGCCCCCCATCGAGTCGCAGTGCTCGATCGCCGCCGATAGGTGCTCTGCGGCGGCGGCGAAATCGCCTGCGGCCCCGGCCTCGAAAAATGCCTTGACCGAGGCCTCTGCCATCTCGTGCGGCTCGGCGTCGGGCATGTCGCCGTGCTCGCCCTCGTCCTCGCCACCTCGCGCGGCGAGTATGTCTGCCAGGCCAGCCATTACGGCGTACCTGTGCGCTTGAGCTTCAAGCCAAACCAGAACCCGGTATTCGCGACCGGATCCGTGAGCGCGCCAGCGTTATTCCGGAATCGGATCCGCACTGTCTGCGCGGCGATCGCCGGGTTTGTGCCAGGCAATGCTCCTCCGAGAGTGTTCGCCGATACGTTGCAGTCGATCCCATAATTAAGTTGTGCGACTGCGCCTTGATCTACGAGCTGTACCCACGCCTCCAGTCCAGCGTACCAGGGGTCGTCTAGCGAGAACGTGTACGTGCCCGTGGAGCCGTGCGGCTGCGTGATGACGCCGCCTGCGGGGCCGATGGATTTTTGCGCGCCGCGGATCCTCGTGTACGGGCCCACGGCGCTTGGTGGGGTTGCGGTCGGCTGGTAGCCAATGACGTTGCTGGAGCCGTCTAGGGCCGCGTAGCCCGAGATCATGATCGACTCGTTTTCCAGCGATCCGTCTGCCCTGTTCGCTAGGGGGTTGCCCATGGATCATCTCCCTCAGAGCGGCAGGGTGCAGTTGCAATTGTCCCGCGGTGAGAGCGGGACGAAGTTCGCGTACGAGTACCAGTAGGCACTCACGCCGTCGGACACTCCGGTACGGAGCGTCTCGTTGCCGTCCGTGTCCATGATGTGGATCGTGTCGCCCACGCTCACGAGCTGCCACTTCTCCAAATACATCAGCGCCGAGAGGTTGGCCGGGCAAGCGTAGTCGGGGATGACATCGATCGCCCCGGAATTGGCGCCGATAATGTGGACACCCTCGAATCCGATTTCGGGCTCCTCGCGCGCCATCGCCTCGATAAAATTCACGGTGCCGCGCGAGCTGATCGCCGACACCAGGTCGGAGAAATGCTTGTGGGTCACGAATGCCGTATTGATTTTGCCCTGCTTTTTAGCGACGGTGTTCGCGCTGCGAACAAGCGCTTCCTCGATGCCGTAATTCGATCCGTCAAAACGGGATCCGGCAAGCAGATCGGGCGCAACCGAGCGGTTGACGCCGTATTGATTGTCGGCGCCAGAGACGCCCGTGGCGAGCGACGGGATCCAGGACTGGAACCCGTCGAGCACCGTACCGCCGAGCGTCCCAGCAACCTGGTGATCGCCTCGGTGGATGATGAAATCCCCGTTCGCGATCAGCGGGATTCCGTCGGCCGCGTCGTTGAGGTTGCAGGCGACGCCGGCGGCTGTGCCCACCGTGATCGCCCCTGTATCCATGTTCACGCCAATCACGTACAGACCGTGATTGTTGGTTCCGTACGCGCGATTCACCGTCGAGGATCGGGTCGCCGACACGTCGAGCTCATCGCCATACGCGAATTTCGGAGCGTCCTCTAGAAAATTGAGCACGAGTACCGACGTCGCGAAACTCGGCTGCTGCGCAGCGGTGCCGACCACGCCGACTACGCCCGTGCCGTCGCCGTACAAAAAATGTTGCAATCGATTCGCGAGATTTTCGACCGCGCCGTCGAACTCAAATCCCTTGATCTCGAGAAACGCGTTTTCGTTGCCGATCGATCGCTTCAGTGACTCGTTGTCGATGTTAATAAATGAGTACTGATGCATCGTGTACAGCTCCCACGCGGTGACGCGCGAGGAGATGGCCGACGAGCGATTGCTTGCCTGGGTGAAGCTGCCGCTTACGGCGGCGGGGAAGGCGTAGCGAAATGGGATGTGGTAGCCGCGCGTGGTCGACTGCGCGCCGCCGAGATCGGTCTTTTTTGTGACCAGCGCGTAGAGCGCGCGGTCGCGGAAGGTCAGATCTTCGATCCCCTTCGGGTATCGTTGCTTATTTAGTGCATCGAGTGTCGTATAGGTAGAGGCCATCGTTGTCCCGCGCTTGGGACCGACGGCTTACCTACCGCTTCGATCGGATCGTGAACGATCGCTGAGGTGGCTCATATCCGCCGGTCGATTGCGTCTGGGACCCTGCCTTGGCCTTCGCTGGGTCGATGCGTGTGCTCGCTGCGGGCTTCCCGGGGGCGACGTTTGCCCCGGTCAGCAGGTCTCGCTGGGACCTATAGTGATGCTCGATCATGTCAGCCGCCTGACTGGGCGTCAAGAGGACCGGCTTGTCGCGCCGTCCCGCGGCCACCTCGGCTTGCGTGACCTTGTATCTCGCCTCCTGCAGCGCAAAGACTTCGTTGACGGCATTCGCTCCGAGCGCGCGCATGGTGAGCGGGTATTTGTCGGCCTGGGCGAGGGTAGGGGCGATCGCGTACCGCTTGTATTCGTCGGTTTCGCGGGCGGCTTTCTGTTGTGCATTTTCGCGCGCGCTCCGCTGCATTTCGGCCTGCAGCTCGTCGAATTTTTTTTGCAACGCCGCGGCCTGCTGGGCTCCGGCCTCCTGCGCGCGCGTCGCCTCCGGCTTCGCCCCCTCGGCGATGATCCGATCCAACACCGCCTGCGGCGCGACGCCGAACGTCGACTGCAGAAATCCGAGCGGGTCAGCCTTCGCCGCAGCACCGGCGCTGCGGAAATGCCCTTCGAGCACGGCGATACGCGCGGTCGCCTGCGCGGCCGCCGCTCGCTCCGCGGCAAACGCCCGGCGATCGCCCTCCAGTTTTTGCGCTGCGCGATTGATGCGCGCGATGCGCCGCGATTCCTCGCTCGCTGTGATTTTTTCAGGTTCCGGCTCCGCTGCTGCGGCGTCGGGCACCTCGGTCGCGGCCGATGGGGCCGGCTCGGTAATACCCACCGCGGCCGTGGGCTCGGGGGGACGTAGTCCCGCGGCCGTGGTGGGTGCGGGCACCGTAGCAGATGCGGCAGATGTTGGCAATGGCGATGCGGCTACCGTGGGCACCGGCGCGTTTGCGCGCGACGGCGCGCGCTGGATCATCCGCTGTGGCACACCGAGCGTGCGGCGCTGCACATGCGTGGGCGGCATCGCATTGGCGGGAGTGTTCGTGGACGGCGCAGGCGCGGGGGGGGCAGGCGCGGCGGATATCGGTGCGGGGTCGGGCGGCATGTGGCCTCAGGATGGGGGAGCGACTTGGCCGCTCCCGGAGGGGACGAGCGGCGCGGGTGGCGGCGCAGGCGCTTGGCCTATGGCTGCAGGCGCGCCCGGATGCGGCGGGGTTGGCGGTCCGGGCGGTCCGCCCGGCGGCGCGGCCTGTGGTGGCGCGGGGGGTGGCTGCGCAGCCTGGATCAGCGACAGAACCTCCTGCAGGTACCGCTCGAGCAGATCCATTTTGTGCGGCTCGAGCTCGTCCTCTGGCCCGCGGAGCAGCGCGTTTTGGCATTGCGTGCGGGCATCAGCCAGATCGGAGATCGCGCTGGGCGCCGTGTAGACGCCGTCGTCGATGATCCGCGAGATCTGCCACGCGATCGCCTCCGTCGACGACGTCTCGCTAGAGACCCAGTCGTACAGGATCGGGATGTCTAGTTGCTGTAGCGCATACGCCTTCGACATGAACCCGCTCTGCACATACTCCTGCGCGCTCTGCAGGCGGCCCTCCGGATCGTCCGCGAGCGGATTCGTGGGGTAGATCGCCATATCGTACTCGTCGTCGCTGAGGTCAGCGTCTGCCCAGTCGATCGTCTCAAGAAATCCTCGACCCGGCACCTTGACCGCGATCGATTTCTTCCCTTGGAACGCGTCGCGCAGCATATCGAGCGTGATGCGTGCGCATTGCATGTAATGTCGATTCCACCGCTGGCCAACAACGGCGAACCGCTGCGTCTCCACGTCCTGATACGTCCGTAGCGCAACGGCCGCGTTGAGCCCGGCTGGCTTTTCGCTCTGCGAGCTCAGTTGCGACAGGCCTATTTGCTTGTAGCACCAGTCGATTATCCATTGTACGAAAGCGTAGATGTCGGGAGCGGCGGCTGGCGGCGTGTCGAATATCGGCTTTTCTCCGGCGTACGTATTGACGCCCATCTCGTTTGTGATCGTCTGCTGCGCGACGTTCGCCATTTTTGACACCCAGACGCGCGGTACGGCGAACATCCGGATGCTCTTCACGATGCCCCGCAAAATATCGGTGAGCGTTTTTTGCGCGCCGAACAGCTCCTTTGCGATGCCGTCGCCGAATGGCCCATACGTTGGCGGGGTCCACTGCCACGGGACGATGGGCAGGTAGTCTTTCGTGTACTCCTCGCTCTCGAGCGTCGCGGTGCAGATGCACACGGCCCTGCGCCCATCGCCGGAGTCCTCGGAGCTCGGCATGCGCCACGCGTAGATCACCTCGACCATATCGGCCTGACCCATATAGGACATCTCGCCGCGCCACGCGGAGCGCGCCTCTTCGATCTCCTTCGCCTTGTCCGGATACAGCTTGAGTAGTTTGTGGCGCGGCTCGGGATGCGTGTAAAACACCTCCTGCGGGGCGTTGTACATTCCGTCGACCTCGTCAATCACAACCTCGTCGACCTTCGCGACGTCCCATTTCATTCTGCCAGAGACGATGTGGCCATAGTGGTATCCGTCGCCGTAAATCCCGGCGTCGCGAAACACGTCTTCGCCGTTCGCGTAGAGGCCGCTCGCGCCCATCGATCCGTCCAGAATCTTTGTCAGGTTGCGAGCCTTCTTGCGCAGCCTGTAGTCGCCCTTGCGCGGCAGCACGAAGGCCCGCGGCTTTTCTTTTGCGATCCGCGCGGTCGCTGTGTCAATGCAGCTCTTGATCACGTTGCAGTTGATTGCCATCGCGCCGTACGTTTGATTTCTTGAGCCCGGGGTAAACAGCGACGTCATTGCGCTCGGCCCGTACCGAGCGTTGTACGCCTGCTGATACAAAAACCGCTCGTATCGCCGCGTAATCTGCATGTTCTTGATGTGCCGGACGCGGCCGAAAACGTGCTCCCACATCACGCTCTCGTCCTTCGAGTACCACTCCAGATTTGCGAGCGCGGCCGAGTGCGAGACTGTGTCGTACGACTTTTTCGTCTTCGTGTAATTCGTCGTCGTGATGCGGGCGGAGCGCTTTTTCATCTCGATTTACCAAGACGGAGTGCGCGGTCCTGCTGCTCAGGCGTCATCCGCAGAATTTCCTCGAGCCGATCGGGCTCCGCTTCGGGCTCCTCGTCCTCTGCGGAGGTCTCCCCGGGCTCCCCCTTCGCTCCCACGGCTCCCACGGAAAACGCCGGTCGCTCGAGCTCTACGTCGCCGACGCGGACGCGCGACAACCCAAACTCAGCCATCAGCTCGGCGAGCTCGCGCGGCGTCACGACGTCTGCCATATCAGCCCGAGCTTCGCCAGGCGGGCCCTCGCCTCGCGGGCGCGGAGCTCGTCGCCGGGCACCCCTGCGCGCGTCAGCGTCTCGGCGCAGCCGTCGGGCCCCGCGTCGCAGCAGAGCAGGTAATTGCCCTGCTGCAGTCGCACGCCGCCGATCGGGCGCCCCGCAGTCGCTGGGACGATGCGCCACGCGCGGCATCGCGTCTGGCAAACGTCGCAGATCTTCTCGCGCCCTCGATTCGTCAGCTCGATTTTCTCGAGCGATTTGTCTAGCCGCCTGAACCCCTCGTAATTGGAGATGCGGCGCCTGACGTAGTTTTTCGGATCGTCACTTCTGGCGGGCACGCTTGCCTCCGGCTTTCTTTGGGTCCTTCGGGCCGTGCGCGACACCGCGCGCGTACGCGCGTAGCTGCGAGCGGATATCCGCGGCGAGCCGATCGAGCGCAAGCCCCTGCGTCTCGGCTGCGGCTGCGATGCCGCTCGTAACGCGGCTGGTGACCTCAGCCAGCACGGCGCTCGTCACTTGGGCGGCGAGCGTCTCGAAATGTTCTTTGAGATACGCATCGACATGCCTGCGGATTTCCAGCTGCGATCGGCGCGCGGCGGCAACGACGTCTGCCTCCGCAGCGGCGCGCGCGAGCCTTTCGGCTTCCCCCTGCGGGTGCTCAACGCCGACAAACTCGACGCCAAACGACTCGCCACCGTGCGGGACGACGGCGACCTTCCGTTGCGCCCGGTGATTGAGTCGCTCTTCGAGTCGCGCCAGAGCGTCTGCGGTGTGGATGGGCCGGGTGATCATGATTCCCGCCCGAGCAGTACTTTGAGCTGTGTTACTGCGCCGGTGCGGCGCTCGACGTCCCGCATGATGTTGCTGAGTGCGAGCCGATCGATGTTCGCAGCATCGTGCAGGCGCACAATTGCTCGCTCTGTTTTGGAGAGGCGCGCCAGGACCTCATCGCCGCGGGTCAGCTGGTCGGCGATTATCTTCTCGTGTTCGTGCAGATGCGTCTCGAGGTCAGAATTGCCCATGGTCGACCCACCTATCTACCCACTCTGGCAATTCGTCCACCGTCACGCCGTCGCCGCCGCGCGCCTTGTCGATCTGCGCCATTCGCCGCTCGTGCGCAGCGCGCTCGTACTCCTCGCCCAGCAGCTTCGGTGCGCGGGCAGGAGCAGGGAGCGCGTCATACGCTCGCGCCTTGCGCCATGCGTACAGGGCCGCGTCCGCGAGGTGATTTTCGATCCTCGGTGCCTCAACCCATACGGGCGAAGGTTGCGCGAGCTTGCGCTCATCCCAGATGAGCGACTCCCACTCGGCTGCGATGCCGTCGGCGTCGGGCAGCAGTTTGATCCGCGACGTCTGCAGGTCGGCATTCATCACCTCGATCACCCCGCGCTTGCCGGGCTTGACTGCCGCCTCGAGCGGTAGCGCGTGGTGCTGGCGCATCTCCTCGACGGCCTGTAGCGCAGCGGCGTCAGCGACCATCGCGCTGAGGGGATAGGGGCCCTGGCATCCCATGGTCGGCGCGTACCAGAGCGCCCGGATCAGATGCGCCAGATCGGTGATCGTGAGACCCTGGTATTTGCGCGCATGAACGAAATATAGGCACTTGTCGTGCTCGTGCTGGGCGGCAACAACGAGGGCCGATGGGTCGGTAAATCCCAGGTCGACGCCGAGCAGGTACGTGTACTCGGTCGATGGGCGGGGCAGCGCGGCGATCGAGTTTATGTCCTCGCGGTACCGGTACACGAGCGCCGACGTATCGATCACCCACTCGCCGAGCCACTCCTGGCGATACAGCGGCGTGCGCCGGTACTCCTCGCCGCGCATCGCGATGAGCTCGTCGTGCAGCTGCTGGATGTTGTGGACGCGGTACGTGTTGTCCCGCCACGTCCAGCGATGCACGTCCCATCCAGCGACGGCGCCCGTCGTCGCGCGGTGGAATAGGCCTCCGGTGATATTGCTCGGCGTGCCAGCCATGACGATCGTACCGAGATCGTCACCCATAGCGGGCACGAGCGCGCCGTATACCATCCAGTCGATATCGTATCGGTATTTGCTTGCCTCATCGAGTACGGCAAGGCGGTACTTTTGTCCGACGACCTTTTGAATTTCATACCGATTCGCGTCCGCGCCGCGCATGTAGATGTAGCTGCCATTGGGCAGCTCCCATCGCGACGCGCTCTCCTTCCACACGGCGCCGAGGCGGAACCGGGTGTTTAGGACGTCGATCACGTCCTTGTTCATCGTGTTGGTCGCTGACGCCTTCGTCAGGCCCAAATACAGCGAGCTCGAGCCGGCGTAGACGATCGCGGTCATCAGCAGGTACACGCCGATCGCGAACGATTTCCCGCTGCGGCGCGGGCAAAAAAACGCCTTGAATCGAGACGAGCCGGCGATCGCCGCGCGCTGCTGCGGCAAGCAGCACGACAGCATGCGCGCGATGACCGACTTACGCCGCGACAGCTCCTGCGCTGCCTCGATTTGCGTCACCGCACTCATGCGACGATCGTGGCCTGCATCGCGAGCGGCCGGGCATACTGCACATACCGCACGTTGCTCGCGTGGACTCGCCCCCAGCCGTTGCCGCGATAGCGCATCCAGAGAAATTCGCCGTCCTCGATCAGCTCCCACCCCTCTTTGACCGATGCCGGCCCGTTCGGTGTGACCGATTTGCCGGAGATGAACATGTCTGTATGGAATCGCGCAAACTCGATCGGCCCGTGGTCGGGCGCCTCGCTACGCGACCTGTGCTCTGCCATTGTCTCGCTCCGTGGTGTGGGTGCCAAGCAGTACGTACGGGCTGGGCACGACGCCATGCTTGGCCAGCAGCGCCTGATGCCGCGACGTCCAGTCGCTCGGTTGGGTCAGATAGATCGGCCGCGAACCTCCAAACGCCGCGAGCAGCAGCGCGGACGCGATGCCTAGCTGGCGGTATTCCGCCTTGACCTCGACCCAATGCAGGACGCTCTCCCCTGCGATCGGGACCCCAAACGTGCAGCTCGCATACAGATGATCCGTATCGTGCGGGTTGACCGCCACGATCGTCGACGCCTGCGCCAGTATCTGGCTAATCGTCAGGTACTGCGACGGCCAGTAGATCTCATCCGGGATACCGCGGCTCCATGGCGAGTGCCTCATCGCGCCCGCCCAGCTGCGCTTGACCCACCCCTCGTCCGCGTGACGCATCTCCCTCAGCACGATCGGCAGCGCGGTGTCGATCATCAGCGCCCCATGTTCCCTTTCGCGAGCCACCTGCATACCGGCGTAATCGTCCCGCTGGTGTACGTGATTGCGGCGCGCATCCAGCCGTAATTGCACCTGTTTTCGTCGAGCACGATGATGCCGCCGCCTGCCGTAATCGCGTAATTTTGCGAAAATGCCCCGCCGTTCACGGAGAAAAATAGGGGCGCCCAGTTCGCCGCGGGAAGGTTGCCCGAATTTGGGACTGCATATCCGCCGGGATCGTCTATCGTCGACTGGAGCTGCAGCGTCCCGACAGGTGCGCCGGTCGCCGGAAAAGTAAATTGAAACCGATACGAGTCGATGAGGCGGACCTTCACCGGCACCGAGTAAAAATTGGCGGTCGCCGAGTACGTACCGTCCAGTTTTTGCGGCGCGGCGCTCGCGCCGGTGCCCACGATGATCGGCGTGTAGCCGTCGGTGCAGGCCTGCAGCCAGTCGTTGACGGCGAGCGCGCTCACCGCGTCGCCTCGAGCCGTTCTAGCGCCTGCCCGCGCGTCGCGCCGTACGCGCGGTACTGCGCGTGATGCTCCGCGGGCTCGCCCGGCTCCCCCTCGTAGCACGCCACCCATCGGTGGCCCGCGACGTAGTCAGGCTCGTGGATGTCCAGCTCCCTCGCGACAGCTTGCAGCATGGGCCAATCTTGACACCACATTGGGCGTATTGTCGAGAGGCTCACTGCGCCGTGCCATACCATCGGCACACGCCGGCGACGGGATGGGCGACGCCGCCGGGAGGGACAAACTCATCCTCGCCGCATGCCGCGCCAATCGGGCAGCAGCGGCCGTGCGCGACCTGGCACCCGTGCATCCACGGCACGACGCGCCCGTCGTCTACGCACGGTCGATCGTCGCCCTGCTCCAGGTCGCCCGACGCGCGAAACACCGGCCACGCCCCGCACGCGAGCAATCATGGCACCACGATCCCGCCCAGCGCGCCCAGGTACCGGCTGACCTGCAGGAGCTGGGCGGCGCTCGGCGCGTAACCAAAGACCAGCAGCGCGCCCAGGTTGCCCTTCCATCGCCGGGCCGGCACCCCGTCGTTGCGCCAGCCGACGCTCGCTGTCGCCGCCCCAGTGAGCACCGCGACGCCAGCCCCCGCGTACAGCGTCTGCGCCACGCCATTCTGATAAAATTGGGTGCCACTCGTCGAGCTGCCGCTCGCGTAGGTGACCTGGACGACCTGCCATGTGGAGATCGACGCGCCGGTAATCGCCGTGTTACCCGGGCCTGTTCCACTTCCGTCCGCGTAGTACTGGGCACCGGCCGCCGAATAGATCCCAGCGTCTCCGGCAGCCCCGAACATCCCCCCGATCATGTTCGTCGTCCCGGTGTCCTGCGCCAGCGCCGCGATCCATTGCGCGGTGCCCGGCCACGCGCCGGTCGCGCTGAGCAAATAGGCGTTGACCCCGTCGAACTGGACGGTCGGGATACCGCCGTTCACGCCCAGCGAGCCCGCGACCAGCAGCGGCTGATTCGCTCCGGTGCCCTGCGAAAAATTAGTGCCGTTGCCGCTCTGGTCGGCCCAACCAGCGACGCTGCTCCCTGTTCCGAGCGTGATGCCGAATCGCGCGTCGAGCCACAGCAGCGGGGAGAGTTGGGTCGGCGAAAACGCCGGGCCATTGGCGCTCGCGCGCGAGTCGAGCGGCTGCGGGTTGACGGCCCATTGCAGTGTCACGCCGAGCAATATTCCATCACTCGGGCTTGCGTACCAGCGCCTCGAGCTCCGCGTCGGTCATCTGCGTGATGGCGGATGACTGCTCAATCGCACGCAGTCGCTCGCGCTCCTCTGCCGCGACGCCAAGCACCAGCAGCTCACGCGCGGCAACGACGCGCACGCGAGAGTCCTCTCGCTCGTCGGTGGCCAGTTCGAGCAGCACGGCGCGACCGATTTTGCCCAGGTCCAGGTCGGGCGGCAGCTGCAACTTAGAACGTGCGATGATCCTCGCGCAGGGGTCACGAGACTCCGCCACGATCGCCCCCGCCACGCGCTTCCGGGCCCGCGTCACTCCCTGTCCCGCCATGCCTACACACCCTTACCTTACAGTTGGCACAATCTTTTCCCGCGTGGGAAGCATGGAGTGCGGTGGATCTGTATACGCTTATATCTATTAAGATCACTTCTCTAATCGATAGAACTCTAAGCCAGATCACCCGCTTATCCCGCCACCCCCGCCAAAACTATCTCACCTCTACCCACCATTCTAAGACCTTGGTGTGCGGGTTCATTTGGCATTTCATGCATCGATCGCCGAACCACCGCCCCATGAATTTGTTCAGCTTTTTGCTGAGCGCTATCGGGTCTGGGCCGCTCGGTGCACGCACCACCACGAGCGACTCGATGGCATCACGCACATCCTGTTTGCCATCGGGGGGTTCGTTTCGACCCGGGGCGGGGTAAATCTGACCCAGGAACCTCCGTACAGTGGTCCTTTCGGTGGTAATTCCGCTCCAAGCGTCAATTAGCGCCGACACTGCACCAGCGTCGTCCAGCGCGGCTCTCTCGGGAGGTGGTTGGGTGTCGGTGACGTTGTCCCCTCCGGCATACACTATGCTTCCAGCTACCACCTTTGCCCACGAGGCGTAGCTCGCCAATCGGACGCCGGTATCTGGCCTGCCTTTTGCAGCGTACGCGCGTAGGATAGTGAGCGCGGCGTGTACGAGTCTGGGCCGTTGTGAGCGCACCCACTCGATCAGATCGGGGTGCGCGAAGTCCCGCCGGCGTGTCGGGTCGGCGAGCGGCGAGACGAGCCGGCAGAGCAGCGAGCGGCGGATCATGTCATCGGTCATCGACAGATTATTTCCGCTGACGAGCACCACCGCGCGCCATGGGACGGTGTCCACGACCAGACCGCCGAGGCGCCGAAATTCGACGATCTCACTGGTCAGCGTCTGTTCGAGCGCACCGCCCCCGATCTCGCGCACGTTGTCCAACACGACTGCTGCGGGACACGCCAGCGCGTACGCCGAGAGCAACTTTTCTCGCTCCTCGTCGCGCGCCGGCCAGGTCGCATGCGCCGGCACTCGCCCCGTCGCGATGAGGCACACGACGTCGCACTGTAGCGTCTTGCCGCTCCCCATGACGCTTGCGTCAAAAATGTGGGCAGGTACCGGCCCGTCAATCGCGGCTCTTGCCAGGATGCTCAGGAGCGCGGAGATAGGGACGAGCGATGCGGCGCGACCCTGGTAGGGGAAATCCGCAAACACCTCGCGTAGCGCCTCGAGCGCGCGCCGCGCGTCGTCCTGCGTGGGATGCTCCGCGACGGGCAGATAGGCCCCGCTAGGGGCGTAGAGCAGCTGCGAGGGGGCATCGTATCCGGGCTCGTCGCAGATCGTCCCGTCGGGACGGTAGATGGGCGTCTCGGCGATGCCGCGGATAGGCTGGATATGGGTCCAGCGATGTCGAGAGAGCATCGCTGCGAGCAGCGCGGGAGGTGGCTGGATGCTGATCGTCTGCGGCTCCGGAGATGGCGCGCC